CACCTGTTGATGATAGCGGTACTTCTTCGAAGTAGAATTCACGAAGAATTCCTTCATTATCATATGCAGTGTATGCTGGAGCTGAACTGATGCGATCTGTTCCTGTTGAACGTTTTAGTTCTGTAAAGAACTTGATTACATAATTTCTAGATACACCAAGAACTGGAGTCACACGTTTCTCAATTTTAACATCAACGTCGTTACTAATTATTGATGGATGCGCCATGTCAACTTCATGCATCAATCTTGAAATCTTAAAGTATGAATTAAACTGATCAAGATAAGTATTTGCATAATTATTAATGCGAGTACGAACTAGTGTTGAAATCTCACCTGGTGTTAATGTTGTTGCTGTTGGATCATAAGTTACGCGAACATTCAAGTTTAGATAATTGAAATCTGGATCAACAAACTCAGGCGTCACTGTTAGAATGCTAATTGGATTGATGATTTCGTTAATGATGTAATCTTTTTCAGTTCGTGATATTTCATAACCCGCAGATGGTTTTGCAGAAATGAAAACTTTACCATAAACTGGTGGAGTATTTTCTTCACCACCCCAAACATTGACAGCCTCGAATGCAGGATATCTTTGTTGGATCAACGCGATGTAATCATTCTTTGTTACAGCTCGACCATTTGATGCATATGTTTTTGGAGCAAGATTTTTAATTCTATCAAGAGATTCAATTGCTGCGCCACCAGAAGCAACTTGATCAACTACGACAGATCCACTAGACAATCCACCAACAGAGTCTAGCAATGTAAAGTTTGTTGCTTTATTTGATTTTTCACCGTTGCTGATCAAATAACTTACAATGACCATATTACCATCAGATAACTTTGCACCTAGAATATCGTCACCAAAATAAATTTTATACTTACCTTCATCAAATTCATCTAGGTAAAAAACTTTGCTTGAGGATGTTACAGTAGTTGCATCAGTTGCTAATGTATAGGTTACTTGTGTCAAATCAACAGAAGAATTTTGTACGATAACTTCAATTGTAGAGGTGTCAATGTTAGTATCTTGTAGTTTAAATTCTTGAAGTGAATTTATCTGTTGGGAGTACATAAACACTTGCGAAACAGGATTACCCTCATAGATACTTAAATCGCTAAATGTAAAAGCGTTATTTGATTTTGTTACTGTTACTTCGTCTAGATTAGTAAATGTGTAATTTACTCCATCGACTGCAGATGAAGCAAATCGTGTAAATCTAGGTAATGTTAGAGATGTAATACTTGACACACCTGGGTTATTCGTTTGTGAGAACGTCAAATCAATTCTTGCTCGAGCAGAGCGAATTGAAGAGGGAGTATATCCAAGCATTTTAGCGTGTGATACCACAGAACTGCGGAGAGCTGCAGTGTCTAAAAATGATTCATTCGCAATCATGTTCATGTAAAATGACAGATAATGCGTATTATATGCTAGAAGGTCAATAAGTTGTGAAAGTGTTGAACCTTCGAAATCGTAATCTACAAAGGTATCCTGAGACTTTAAAAAGTTCTTTAGACTAGTTTTGATTGAAAAGAAATCAGGTTCAGAGATTACTAGTTTACTCTCGACATTTGCCATTATCTTAACCTTTGTAGAAATAAGTTTGTGGTTATTGGTTTGACGGAATTAAGCAGATAAAATCTGACAGTCACATCAAATCCATCTCTATCAAAATTGGGAACAACATTTATGAAGTCTAATTTAACTCTAGGCTCATAGTTTGAAATGCTTGTCGCAATTTCTTTTCTAATGTTATATGCCGTGATGTCGTCTAGAGGCTCGAACATCATCGCTAGAATATTACTTCCAAAGTTGGGTGTAAATCGTCGTTCACCAAAATTTGTTAAAACAATATTTTTAATTGACCCAATGATTGCGTTTTCGTTTAATTTTAGCGAGACATCTTTTGTAATTGGATGTTTACTAAAATTTAAATCCAAATCCGAATATACGCGAGCCGTTCTTGACATTTATGGTTCCTCTAACCGTTATTTATTTATGTGTTGGAAGGACGGAGAATGGTAACAATTGGGCATCCTCCATCACCAACAATAGATACATCGCCAATACGACCGTCTCCGATGTCTAATCTTGAGTCTGGTGGTTGCGCTCCACCGACGAATCTAAGAGTTCCATTAATATTTTCATAAACAAAGTTGACGTGATCATTAGCCCAAAGAACCACGTCTCCTGCTCGAGCATCCTCTGGTTTTACACGACTAAATCTATAATCTTCAAATCGAATTTCAAGATCTCTTGGATGTGGAGTTTGAACATAGCGATATCCATTTTGCTTTAGACCATAATTAACGAATGCCATCGCCCATACAGTCTGGTCGCTTTGAGTCCAATATTCGAGAGTAAACCCTAAATTTCTCCACATGCTTAGAATATTAGGATTAGAAGGCTGAATCTCTCCTGTTAACTCGAATCCAGTTTCTCTCCAATAGCCATTCGCCGCTAATTCTAATTGTTTGTCCAACCACTTTGATATGTTTGCAGTCTCGTTAATTAAAATTAGACTTTCGCCAACAGTATTCTTATAGATTAGATCCGAACCAGACTTCGGAGAGGTTGCAATATATCTCTTTACATTTCTATAAGTGGCTGGGAAATTGTATGGATTTGCCAAATAGTCCTTTAAAATCCTATTGTTGTCTCTAATGATATCATCGCTCAATTTGACAACCTTATCAGCTTCTAAAAACTTCTGCGTTGCAGTAGGTGTTCCTCTGCGTGGAGGAGCAGTTATTGTCAATGGAGATCCTGTTGTGCTATGCGTTGCCGCTATAATGGTTGAAGTTTGCGCAATGTCGAATTTGAGAGTATTTGCTTTGATATTAAAGGCATCTCCGACAGAGAAATTAACATTTCCGCTAACTGAAGCATTTAGATCATTCTCAACTTGCAAGAAACAATCACCTACGATCTTTACATGTGCATTTGATTCTAATACAACGTTCACCTTTCCAGCGACATAAATGTGATCGTCGCTCATTACTAACTTATAATTATTTTTAACAACCTTCTCAACCTTTGTTCCACTTGGATACCATTCAATAAAACTTCCAGAGCGATGGGCTAGATGTACGCGCTCGTTATATGGCGTATCGTCCATCTCAAATACGTGACCAGACTCAGTCTCTTTAACTTTATTGTGTGGATATTCTGCAGAATAGGCTGGACTTGGTTCAGTCCAGGACTCATTATTCGCCCCAATTGCGCTTACTGGAGATCTTTCTCTAAACTTTTGAATAAGAGTCTTATCTTCATATGATACAAGATCGCTCAATGAAGACTTACCAATTTCTTCTGGTGTTGGATATTTTAATGAAAGCGCATTTTCATCTTCAGCAATATTAGATTCGTGGACTTGTACGCCAATGCCTGCGCCTGCAACAATAACAGGACTTGTATTCAAGGCTGTGTTTGCGCGTGTAGAGGCAATACTAGATCTTGGTATTGATTTAAATAGACTTGCAGCGATATGCGCAATTCCTTCCTCACTCTTTAAATATTTTCCTGTGGATGATTTCAACATCTCAGAACTTAAAAGTTGGGCAGCACGAATTACGTCACCCGATGTCACCGCAGATCTAACGCCAGATTTCTCAAAGTCTGTTCTTGTTCCAAGATGGTATGCATTCAAGACTAATCCAGCTTTTTGAGGAACAGTCAAAGAATCCCATGTTGTTGAGCCAATTGAGTCTCGTGCAGAAACAATGGTGTTAACTATATCCATATCTAATAAAACTTTTGCTTGAGACTTTGTTATTCGAGTCTCATAACCAATCAGACCATTAACCGCAACATTTTCGCCATTTCTGAGTGGAATATATCCTTGGTTTAATTCTCTTTGCGTAATTTTATGATTATAACCGATAATGATTTGTCCATCATCTGTCAAAGATGGACGAGCATTTAATGATAATGGTAAATGCAATATGATACTATCAGTGACTAATTTTGATACGCCAACACCATCATTAATAATGTTTCCGCTGATTGCAGTCGGGTGCCCTGATCTTGCTTCTGGATAATCAATTGCGACTGGTTTTTTCGGCGACTTTCTAATCTTCTCAGCAGTCCTCATGTCTCCAAACCCCACACCTTCTGGTGGAGTTTGATTATTGAATCCTGGCAAAACACCTAACATGGCAGGTGCCTGACTGAATGTGCCGTCTAAGAAAAATCCAATGACATACTCACCCTCTTTTGGAGTAGAGAATGAATCGTTATTATTAATTGAATAAACAGGAATCGCCCAAGGAAGATCTTCTGTTGGGATGAGGCTCTTGTCTTCGCTATGGACACCAAAAATCCTTACCTTACATCTTCCAATTTTTTCAGGATCGTCGCGGTCTTCAACAACACCAACCCACCAAATGAAACCCTCAAATCCTATGAAATTCTTTATCTGTTTCATGAATTAATTACCAAATTCCAAGTTGAGTTATATGGAGGCGCATAATTTAAATTGAAGATTACAGAGTCTTTGCAGAGCTGTGCATGCGCAAAATATTTATCACCTAATAGTTGATGTCTTAATCCAGTAATTAGATATCTTCCTGATAGCATAGAATCTAGTTTAATATTTTGAATATCAACTTTTGCATCATTTTCGGGGATGTTTAGTTTTACAATATCGCCCACAGATAACATGCTGTCACCTGGAATATCAATATGCATTTTAGTGGCAGTCAACAATGCAATTCTAGATGCTCTAACTAACAACCAACGTCCAACCAAATCACCCTGAAATTTCGGAAAGAATCGTTCGTATGATGAAGATCCATTGACAGGATCATTAAATCGATTTTTTGCTAGATTAAAAGGAATATTCTGATTCAGCGTGGTAAAAGTATTATTATTCAATACAAACTTCTCATTTTCTACTTTTCTATTCAAGAAGTCAATTTTCTTAATTCTAGAACCATATGCACCACTGTTTATCCCCTCAAGCATGTCAAACATCTGCTTAACTTCGAATTGATCAAGTTTATCATGTTTTGACGCGAGTGATTCTGACGGATTTTCGTTTTTTGGTGCATAGTAAATTGTTCTTTTAATTTGCCCACTTAATAGATTACTGAATGATCTAAAAGTAAACCCATTCGTAGTCTCATAGAAAAAGAATCCTGGGGATAAATCAAACTTACTCAATGCAAAAGAAGAAACCCAATTAATTGCCTCAAGTGGTCTCATGTTTGGGATGATCAATGGGCTATCATCAATGGACATAAGTAAAGTCGACTCTTCAATTTCATTTGCAGGTAATTTCTTTTCAGAAATTCTTAAAAAGTTTCTTGCAATTGTAGTTACAACATCAGACAGTTTCTTTTCTTTAAATGATTTTGATATCATATACTGCTGATTGATGAAAAATTCTTCAGAACAAAAATGAAGTTTATATGATGCGTTAGAAGTTTGACGCATGCTCAAATTTGTAATTTTGTAGATTCTAAATGTTTTTTCGTATTTGTTTAGAGACGGAGTTTTAAAACTTATAGACAAAAACTCATTACCGTGCATCTGCATACGATTGATAATATTTGCAGAGTCTTTGATTGTAATGTCACCATTTAATACATTACTAAAAATGTCCTCGTAAATATTGATCTCTTCAAATACATTGTCAATATCAATGCTAGCACCTAGAGCATTAACAATCTTCAGCTCTTGTAGAAAATAATCATATTCTGTTCTAGGCTGTGAACCAGCCTTGCCACTAGGATTTTCTTCTCTCATTATTGTGCCATAAATGAATTAAATTGCGTTTCGATAGCACCGATGATAGATGATTTTGGTACTACAATTCTTCTTCTATTCTCATTGAGTTCAAGTTCATAGTCGTAGTAAGAAATTGGAGATACAGTGGTTGCAATTGTGAACACTGTGTTATCAGCAAGAGTATAACTATTTGAATATGAGGTATTTGTATTTACTGCAATGACTGAATTTGTTGAGTGATTATAAGAATTAGCTGTTACTCTATATTTCTTCACCTCAGAGAATGTCGGATCAAATGTGCTTGATCGTGTTTCAGAAACTTCATAGTGACTTGTGTTATTAACTGCCCACTGATAGCCATCTTGATTGTTGGTGATTGCAACAATCGTATGAGTCTGTGCAGAAGAAATGCCAGTTATATTGCTTCCATTTGCTAAAACTTGTGAAGGCAATTTAACTTGAAGCGTTTTAGTTCCAGAGTTGTATGCAACAACCGTTCCTTCGGCGGTCGACTTATCATATGTTGAACCCTGATACACAATTTCACCAACTGTATAGCCAATTGGATATGTTTCTGTGGTTTTTAAACTGACGTTTAAAGATGCATATTTTTGTTTGATATGTTTTTCAAATTCATATGGACCAAGAACCCAATCAAATTGCGGATCAATCAACTGATTTACTAGTAAAAGAATCCAATGTTTCTCAGGATCTCCATACACACGATGAGCAATCTGCTCTGGAGTTTCTCCACCCTTGACTTCATATTTGAAGAAAAGATTTTGATTAGAAATTACTTGATCTAAAAACTTTACACGTGCAGTTAAGTCTGGAATAAGTTTAGGGTTTGTCCCTTCCTTGTTTACAGAATATAATACTCTAGGAAATTTAATAAAATATGACATTAATATCCGTTTCCTATATCGTTCTTTGTGATGACAACGCTTTCGACGAATGATAAGTCTAGACTGATGGAAGCTGGAATTCCATCTGTGGTTGTCGCAAAAGTATCTAACTGAGCAGCGTAGTTTGTATTGATTCCTGCAAGCATACAAGTCGCTACTCTAGGAATTGATAAATTTTCTTCTAATCTGCCGTTCACTCTACGGAGAAATTGAATCTCAAACTGATTGGGTGGTACGATGTATCTGCTGCCTGTCCCAGATTGAGTATCTACGTTACCGCCAGCACTTTCTGTTGCTGCATGAAAACGAAATGCGCGAATAATCTTTATCACTTCTTCTGCTTCCTCTTTATTTCTTGGCGCAAATCTGAACTGGAACAAGAATTCTCTTGGTTGAGTTCCACCATAAATCATCTCAAGCATTGGATTCACTGCATAGCCATATCCTGCTAATAATGCTTCTGTGGCACGAGTTCCTAAAATTCCTGCTTTGGAAGCAAGTTCTGCAGCAACCTCAAGACCACCGATATTTGAACCACCAAATGCTCTTAGTTGCGATAAAATTCCAGCTCTTCCAGCTGCTGCCGTCAATGATGCAGGTTGATAGTCGTGTTTATCTTGATTTACCATTGTGTCTGGCATATAAAGAGTGATTGATTGATCAATCCGATTGGTTCTTTTACCATATGAGGAGTTCTCACCCTGCATAAAATAGTCAAGCCCAAATTTGCCAATACCGACTAGATCGAGCGCAGCTTGTGAGGCGCTCCCTAATAATGGAATCGCTTGATTTATGCCACTTGTTAAGAAAAATGCTGAAGTTGCGCCTGCAGCACTTATCGGAAATTTAGGATTATTTTTAAATTGTTCTGGTAACTGTCTTACTGGGGGAATTGTATCTGGTGCAGTTGCATAAGAATTAATCTGTTGATATACCGTAAATTGAATTGCGTTTTTAAATTCTGCAGTCGGGTCTGCAAGAGCCTTTGGATAATATAAATGCATTGGCTCGGCTTTTTTACGTTTTGAACCCGTAACAACTACTCCCTCAAGTCTTTGTCCATCAATCGGAGCGTTTGTACCAGTTACAACAACTCCATTTAATTTGTCGCTGCCGACTCGAGTTCCACCCACAATGATTTCATCTAATCGATCCCCTTGTCTGGTTCCAGAAACGACAACTTCTTCAAGAGTACTCCCTGGATTGAGAGCAGAAGGTTGGGAGGTGATTGTGCTCATCTATAATTCCTATAAATAACTGATGGCTTACAGCGGAAAATACAATCCAAAAAATATCAACAAATATTTAGGCGACCATAAGAACATCTGGTACAGAAGTCTTTGGGAACGTCGAGTAATGGTGCATTTGGATGAAAATCCGAACGTTATTGGTTGGTCAAACGAAGAGATCGTTATTCCATATTTATCCCCTGTTGATGGAAGATGGCATCGGTATTTCCCAGATTTCTATGTTAAAGTTAAGAATAAGAACGGATTAGAAGAAAGTGTTATTTTAGAGGTCAAGCCTAAGAGCCAAGCCGCCCCTCCTAAAATGAAAAGTCGAGTTACAAGGCAATATATTCAAGAAGTCGCGAACTGGGGAGTGAATGAGGCTAAATGGAAGGCGGCGACAGAATATTGTAAGGATAGGAACTGGAAATTTAACGTTATAACCGAGGATCATTTAGGTATCTAATGCCATCATTATTTGAAAAAATAGACCGTCAAATGTCTAAAGCAGGCATAACGCACCGCACAGAACAGGCTAAGAAATTCATACAAAGTAAGGTTGCAGAGGCTAGAATTCCTACAAACAGATCTAACATTCTGAATGACGCTAAACGAATCACTCCATTCGCAGCTATCGGTCGTATGTTTTTCTTTAGATACGATCCACTGACAAAAGAACGATTGTCACAATGGGATGAGTTTCCACTGGTGATTCCAACAACGGTCACAGGCGATGGTTTTACTGGAATAAACTTTCATTTTCTCCCACCCCAAAGCAGACTCACAATTCTTGGCAATTTATACATGTTCTTGAATAACGATAAATATGACGATAGTACACGATTTGTTATGTCTTATGATCTATTGAAAGGCATGAGTAAATTCTCAGGTATTCAACAGTGTATGCGCAGATATTTGTATGATCAGATGCTATCACCAATAATTTACATTGAGCCAAATTACTGGGAAACTGCTATATTCTTACCTGTTGAAAATATGAGGAGTTATGGATAATGGCATTTGATACATATAGTGCATTAAATATATCAGATTTTATCAGTCGAACCAAATTTGATGGTTTTTCTAGACTGAATAGAATTGCTGTTCGTATTAATCCTCCTGCAGCACTAACGCGAGGATTTAAAGCCGATTCATTTACCTATTATGCAGAAGCAGTAACGATTCCATCTTATGACTTGCTTCTTAATACAATTAATTTAAATGGTCCAGCTGTAGCATATCCAACTAGATCTGACTATAATCAAGCAACTGTTACATTTTTGGTTGATGACCAGATGTCACAAAGAAAGTTTTTTGACGCTTGGGTAAACTATATTAATCCTAAAGAAAGAGGATTTGATTTGCGATATAGAGATGATTATATCGGAAAAGTGACCATGTATCAAATTACTGAAGATGGTAGATCTATTTCTTATGGCATTGAATTATTAGAAGCATATCCTTTCCAGGTGGGATCAATTCGAGGAAATTGGTCTGAGCAAGAAGTTTCTAGACTTGATGTGAGTTTCTCATATCGTTACTGGAGAAATTTGAAGAGTTCAGAAACTGAAAATAATAAGATTATTGATGAACTTCTTGGCGTTACTGTTACTGGAACAAGAAAGGAAGAAACACTACTTGGCGTTACTGTTACTGGAACTCGTAGCGATACAGATACGCTCGTTGGTGTTACTGTAACAGGACAGAAAAGATCAACTGAAGTTCTTGAGAGCGTTGTTGTGACTGGCAGAAGAAAACCATCAATTACAACACCTAAACCAAACGGAAGACCAAAAGTTCAACCAAAGAGACCTGCAAAGTTTACAGGTGGTGGTTAAAAATCGGAGGATTTTAATTCTTAATGGAGTAAATTATGGCTATACCAAAAATTGATTTACCGACTTATAAAGTGAGGCTTGAATCGTTAGGGAAAGA